AAGAAATACGAATATTCATTTTTCGAAATGCTCTTGAAAAAACTTCACTAGCGATATGATGACATTCATCTACGATAACTAATCCAAAATCTTTAAATAAAGATTGTTCATAATCTCTAATAGCAAGTGATTGAAGAGTTGCGATAACGATATCTTTACCTTCAACATCAATTTTATTTTGTTTAATTTTTCCAATTTTACAAGAAGGAACAAATTCTTTAACACTAGATATGAATTGTTCGTTTAAGAAATCTTTATGGGAGATAAATAAGGTTTTTTTCTTAAAATAACATGCTACATAAATAGCCATAATAGTTTTACCGAAACCACAAGGAACACTAATAATTCCTCCAAGTTTTTCAGGATTTTCAGCTGATTGAATGAAGTTTTCAATAGGTATCTTTTGAATATCTCTCAAACTTCCTTTAAAGATTAAATTGGGACAATCGAGACCAGAAGGAAGATTATCATGAATTGGTTTTCCAAATTTTTCCAATCCATAACATTTAGGAAGATAAATCTTATTATCACTTTCCAAATATAATGGATATTCTTTATTACCATCTTTAGAATTCATTGGAGACATGATTATAGGTGAAACATTCAATTCTTTTTTAAGATTAGTGATAACATCTTTATTACCATCATTTTTAAGAATAGCATATCCTCTTTGTGATAAATAAGTATTCATTGTATCTCAATAAATATAATAAAGTTTAATTTTATATGTATTTATAATAAGATGAAGGAAGAATTTTTTATTGTATTGCGTTTAATGCTCCTATTATTATTAATAACATTTATTATTTATGATGTAGAAGTTCCTTTAGTTCTTAATACACAAATAAATCAAATGATAATAGCTATATTAGTTATATTTATAATAATTGTTATAGATGAGATAATAGGATTTTTAATAGGTATAATATTTTTAGTGGTTTATTTCAAACATTATCAAAAGATATTTAATAAGAATGATACACAGCAAAAGGAAATTAAGCAACCACTTTTAAATGATTATAAAGATAGTTTTATAGGTGATGTGAAACCTGAAACAAATTCCAGAATGCCTGTAATAGAAAATGATTATGTTAAAATGGATGAGATAAATGGTTGTATTGAGATGCCATATATATCGAATGAATTATTAGAGAAGGCACAGACGAATATATATGATATAAATAATTATTATAATGAGATAAAGATTTCACAAGATTCTTATGGAATTCAGGGACTAAATGCTGATATGGTTAATTATTCAGGATTTGATAAAAATGAAATAATACATAATTATAATTAGATATGATTATAAGAGATTTTTAATCATAAATATATAAATAACTATAAAAACTAAGAAGAGTTTAAAATAGAAATCGTAAGTAGTTAATAGATTTGATAATTGTATTGGTAATTTTTCAATAATTGAATTATATATAAATGGATAAAAGAAAAAGGCGACTATTATGATAATAATAGCGGATTTTCTTAGAAAATCTTCATTATATAAAGTAGAAGTTTTTTGAGGAGGTGGTTGTGATTGTCTAGGTCTTATTTGACAATTATTAGGATTATTAATAACATACTCATTTGTTGGAGGAGGTGGTTGATGTTGTTGAGGAGGAGGTTGATTATTAACTTCTTGATTAAATTCATTTAAGATATCTTTAACCATTGGATCATCACTATCATCATTATTAGGTGAAGAAGATGTTTTAAGAGGAATATTTTCGAGGGATGTCATCATGTTCATTTTTATAAATAAGATTTGATTTTATAATCTTAGAAATATACGAATAGATAATTAAGAAAATATTTTTGACATAAATGTAGGTTCTATAATTTTATTATCGGCGATTTCTCCAGTATTATTAGATTCAATTGGAGAACCATCACAAACAACTTGTTTATGTTTATATTTATAACAACTTTCTCCTAATTTAAATAGTCTTCCTTCAATTTCGTTATTATTTGGAGCGATATAAATGACACAATTTTCTTTACAAACTCTTTTAAACATAAATGATAATAATATTCCAAATAAGGAACTAATAAATATTTGACCTAAATCTGTATATAATAATCTATGTGCTATTTTTTTAAAATCCATTTTACTATTTATAGATAATTTAAATAATGGGTTGTTCTATTGCTTTATTATTACATTTAATATCTTCAACTTCATAAGTATAACATAAATCACTTTCATTTTTATAGATAATTTTATTTGAATTGTATGGATTGGGATATTTTATTATAATTTTTTGTTTAGGTGCTGATAAATATACATATGAAATACCAATCAAAAATGCTATAAAAAAAGCAATAAAATTAAATCTAAAAACTTTTTTAATCATTTATTTAATAATAATAGATAATTAAAATGTCTAATGTATGGATTGAATTTTTTGACACATTATGGAATTTAATAAAAATAATATTAAGTTTAGTTGTTTTATTATTGAATCCATTATTATTAATAGTTAAATTTATAACATTAAATCTTATGAATTTTATATCATTATTAATAAGTAATTTTATATATTTGGTATATTTATTTGGTATGCTTATTAAATCATTAAGTGAATATTTAAAATTTATTCCATTAATATTCGAAAATATAATTAAATATTTTTATATAGTTTTAGATTATATAATATATATAATAGCATTAGTATATGCTATGTTTGAATGGTGGTTTGGATTTGTTGAGAATGGTGCTGAAGAAGAATTTTTTTAATTTTTAAATTTTTTATTTCTAATAATCATATATGTATAAATATCTTCAACTTCTATTAAATCGGGTTTTTTGAGATTTTTTAATCTCTCTAAATCATTTTCTTTATTTGATTTAATCCAATTTTCTTTTAATTGTGTGAAAGATTGATTATAATTCATATAAGTTTCATCATTCACATCTCTTTTTTTTTGAAAACGATTATTATAATAATCAATTTTATTTATTATATCATCTTTTTCTTTTTCCTTATCTTCATTAAATTTATTTATTTTCATTATAAATTTTTTTTTAGCATCTTCTTTATTCTTATCATTCAATGTTGAAGTTAATAATAATCCAAAATTCATTTTTCTTTATTATTAGTATCTATATTTATTTTATTATCATAAATATTCGGTTGGGTTTTTTCAAACAATCCCTTATAAAAATCATCTAATTTTTCCTGAGGAGATAATTGTTCATCATATTCACTTCTTGGAATATATTTAATAATTACTTTTGGTTCTTCTAATTCCTTATATTTATTACTATAATATCCCTTAATAACTAAAACCATTCCAATAAATAATAGAAGAATTGCTAATGCTTTCATTTATTTATTTATTAAGATAAATAAATCAAATAAAAAAAATTAAAATAAAACATTTGTCTATTTCTTCATCATTCATTACCTTATATTATTTAAATCAATATTAATCATTACTCATTTTTTTAAATATTTATATAAAAATGATAGTCATTTATTATCTTCCTTAACATCGTCCTTATCATCATCCTTAACATCTTCCTTATCATCGTCCTTAACCTCATCTTTAACCTCATCTTTAACCTCATCCTTATCCTCATCTTTAACCTCGTCCTTAACATCTTCCTTAACATCTTCCAATTTACGAGCAGACCAAGCATCAACTTCTTGAAGATTTGTAGCTAGGTCATTGCTTTTTTTCGTAGAATTAATTACATCAACCCTGCGTTTATCAAAAATTTCATCTTTACTATCCATATTCTTCTTATATTCCTTCATTAATGTATTTAGTTGAGTTTCACTATATTCTTGATTTTCTAATTCAGCTGGATTTGGAGAAAATGGACACCAACAACCAACTTGACCGATATAAATATCAAATTTATTATCAATCTTTTTAAGAAATTCACATCTATTTTTAGCTTCATCCATGGTATCAAAAACTCCTCTAACCTTAATTCCACGAATACTAGTAGTGAAATTATTTTCACGATGGAAATCTGTTTCAATCTCACTAGATTTCGTTGATTTAAAGAATTTATATTGCTCATTCATTTCATTATTATCAAATATATATGAATGATTATCTCGAATACTATTTAACATATCCTTATCATCTTGATATTTATTAATAAGATTTGCGAAAAGGATACTCATATCTTTTGTAAAATTATCCATAAATCGTGAAAAATAATATGCTTCTTTATTTTTAAGCACTTCTTCGGGACTTATAAAAGAAAGAAGACAATAATTTTGATTACGAATAGGTTTATCCTCATCAAGAAAATCAACTTCTTTCGTAGATACCATAGTTTCTTCAGTCATTTTTCTAATTAAAACTAATAATAAAAATCTTATATCAATTTTTTATTTTCTTTTTATTTAGTAATAAAGAAACGATGGCTGAAGCATCATATTCATTCGATGTTTGGGCGGCAATTATATTATTACTTAAATATCTCATAGAAGCGACCGCTGTTGCTATAATAGCTTATGTATTACCTAAAAATAAATTATCAGGAAGTGAAGTTGCGGTAATTGCTTTAACTGCCGCTGCGGTTTTCTCAGTATTTGATTTAATATCTCCGTCTATTTCTTCTGGAGCTCGTCAAGGTATAGGTCTTGGTGCTGGTTTCCGTATTGTTGGTTTCCCAGGGTAATTATAAAGATGGGATGACTTTATAATTAAGTTCTTCACATATCTTTTTCCATATTTGGTCTTGAGCATATAATTTCTCACGACTTTTAAGGAGTTGAAAGAATTTTAGATATTCGTTTAATTCTAAGATTTGAAAGAATTTATAAAGAACATAACTATATGAAAGGAAATTCTTTCTTTCTTTTGGACAATGTTTTAGGAAAGGTGCTTGAATATCCCTAAACATATTACATAATTTATCTTCTAAATCTGGTGAAAATTGCGGTGTAGGTATTCCATTAATCCTATTAATAATATAATTAATATGTTCATAATATTTATTAATCCTTAATCTTTTCAATATCTCCCTCATCTTATTATAAGTAATATTCTTCGTATCATTTATTTTTTCTTTTTTAATTTCGCTCAAAATTTGTTCAAAAACTTCATTAGGAATATCCGTGCTTTCTTTTCCTTGAACCTGATTACACCATTCCCTAAAATGATTTATCCTTTTATAACTAAAATGCGAGGTATCTTTTGTGCTCTGTTTTAATATTGGTCTATTCTGTTCTATTAATAAAGGTTCCTGAAATCCACAAATCTCACATATCATAATCGCATCTTGTTGAATACACGTTAAGGGATTAGAACAATTTTTACAAATATCCTTATATTCACATTCATCCACCTTTTTTATATGATTATTATTAGTTATTGATAAATATTCATCAACTAATGAACTTTTTTCAATTATATTATCGTCTTCTTCTACCTTTGGAGAAGAAGTATTAAATAATTCTATAATTGATTTATTTTTATATTTATAAGTTTTAATATTAGATTGTTTTTCAATCATATCATAATAATTAAATAAAATATAACTAGTATTCTCATAATATTCAATCTCATTATTATTATTCAAACTCTTAACATCTTCCTTTAATTTTATAATTTCCTCCTTAATTTTAATATTACTACTCCATAAATCATTATAAAAATTATCAAATTCACTTATCTCATTCGATTTATTATATTGAATAATTTGCTTATTAATATTATTAAAAATTTCCTCCAATTCCTTTATCCTTTTTAAATTTATTTTCTCCTCTTCTATTTTTACGGAATAATCATTCATTACTTTATTGTGCATCGCATCTAAAGTTGATAAATCCTTATTATAATGAGCCCTTTTCTTAGATGTTTTATCTTTAAACATATATCTATTAATAAGTGTTAATAAATATGTTTATATAGTTGAATAAGAATTCTTTTTTTTTCTCCTATTATAGTATAAAGAATATAGCATAAATGGGTGGTGGTCTTCTTCAACTTGTCGCTTATGGAGCTCAAGATGTTTATTTAACAGGTAATCCACAAATTACTTTCTTCAAGGTTGTCTATAAACGTCATACTAATTTCGCTATGGAAGCAATTCAACAAACTTTCACTGGTGCTGTTGGTTTCGGTAATACTATCTATTGTCAAATCTCTCGAAATGGTGATTTAATTCATCGCGCTTATCTCCAAGTACAACTTCCCGCAACTGATACTACTGATAAATATGTTAATTATGTCGGTCTTCGTCTATTAAAATCAGTATCCATTGAAATTGGTGGTCAGCAAATAGATAAGCATTATGCCGATTGGTTATATATATGGAATGAACTTTCTCTTCCCGTCGGAAAACGTTCAGCATGGGAATTTATGGTTGGTGCTGATAGTGATGTAACTAAAGGAGGTGCTACTCTTTATATCCCCCTCGAATTCTGGTTCTGTCGCAATATTGGTCTCGCTCTTCCCTTAATCGCTCTCCAATATCACGAAGTTAAAATCAAGATTGAATTTGAAAATATGAATAATTGTCTTTATAAACTTGATAATTCTGCTACTAAAAAAACTATAGCACCTACAACTGCTAAAACCCTTTCTAATGTTAATCTATGGGTTGATTATATTTTCCTTGATACTGATGAACGCCGAAAATTCGCTCAATTAACTCATGAATATCTTATTGAACAACTTCAATTTACTGGTGGTGAATCAATAAGTGCTGATACACCAACACGTGTTAAACTTAATTTCAATCACCCATGTAAAGAATTAGTATGGGTTGGAAAATATGCTACTAATGATAATGTTAATATGTGGTATAATTATACCATGAAAGAAGATAGAGCTTTTGGTGGTGCTGAATATGTTTATGGTTCAGCAATATCACATAATCCTAAAATTCATGAATTTTCTGAAGCTGAAAATACAAATTTAACTACTTATTCAACTAAAATTGTTTATAATGTAGAACCTGGATTTAATAATACTGCTGTAAATCCCTTCTCTAAATGCCTTCTTCAATTAAATGGAAATGATCGTTTCGCTGAACGTGATGGAACTTATTTCAATTATGTTCAACCTTATCAACATCATACTAATATTCCTGCTAATTGTGGTATCAATGTTTATTCATTTGCTCTAAAACCTGAAGATCATCAACCATCAGGAACTCTTAATATGTCTCGTATTGATACTGCGGTTTTATCTGTTGTTAATAATTCAACTGCTAATGGTTCAATCCATATCTATGCTGTTAATTATAATGTTCTTCGTATTCTTTCAGGTATGGGTGGTCTCGCCTATTCTAATTAATTTGATTATTGTTTTTTTTTCTCCTATTATAGTATAAAGAATATAGCATAAATGGGTGGTGGTCTTCTTCAACTTGTCGCTTATGGAGCTCAAGATGTTTATTTAACTGGTAATCCACAAATTACTTTCTTCAAGTCTGTTTATAAACGCCATACAAATTTCTCAATAGAGGCAATTGAACAAACTTTCAATGGAACTCCTGATTTTGGTTCTCGTGTTACTTGCCAAATATCTCGTAATGGTGATTTAATTAATCGTGTTTATTTACAATTAAGATTAACAGGAACTGATAATTATTGTAAATATTTTGGATTACGTGTCCTTAATTATGTTGAATTAGAAATTGGCGGTCAGCGTATTGATCGTCATTATGCTCATTGGTTATATATATGGAATGAATTAACCCTTCCTGTAAGCAAACGTGATGGATGGAATAATATGGTAGGTGCTTATGGTGGTACTAAGAATACTACTATTAATTCTACTCTTTATGTTCCTCTTGAATTCTGGTTCTGTCGCAATATTGGTCTCGCTCTTCCCTTAATTGCTCTCCAATATCATGAAGTTAAGATTAATATCAATTTTGAGAGTGAAGATAAATGTAAATCTGCTACTGGTAATAAACCATCTTTCACTGCTTCATTATGGGTTGATTATATCTTCCTTGATACTGATGAACGCCGAAAATTCGCTCAATTAACTCATGAATATCTTATTGAACAACTTCAATTTACTGGTGAAGAAAGTGTTTCATCGTCTGCTCCTAAAGTTAAACTTAATTTCAATCATCCTTGTAAGGAATTAGTATGGTTTTTAACTAATAGTGTTAATAATACTAACAATTGGTTTAATTATACTACTATTAATGATAGTGTTGAAGCTGGTGATAACTCTGTAGAAGTCTTAAAATCTCGATTAACTTATAATGGTTTAACTGGAAATAATGTTGAACTTCTTTATCCATCTAACCCTATTACCTCCGCTAAACTTCTATTAAATGGTAATGATCGTTTTGCTACTCGCGATGGTATGTATTTTAACATTGTTCAACCTTATCAACACCACGAAAATATCCCCAGTAATGCGGGTATTAATGTCTATTCCTTCGCATTAAAACCTGAAGAACATCAACCATCAGGAACTCTTAATATGTCTCGTATTGATACCGCTATTCTCCAATTAGGCGTTTATAATGCTTCTGGATTTACTCCAGCAAAATCTTATGAAAGTAGCAAATCAACACTTTATGTATATGCTACTAATTATAATGTTCTTCGTATTCTTTCAGGTATGGGTGGTCTCGCCTATTCTAATTAATTTGATTATTGTTTTTTTTTCTCCTATTATAGTATAAAGAATATAGCATAAATGGGTGGTGGTCTTCTTCAACTTGTCGCTTATGGAGCTCAAGATGTTTATTTAACTGGTAATCCACAAATTACTTTCTTCAAAGTAACTTATAAACGCCATAGTAATTTCGCTATTGAAGCAATTGAACAAACTTTCAATGGCAATCCTACATTCGGTTCTCGTGTTACATGTCAAATAACTCGTAATGGTGATTTAATTAATCGTGTTTATCTTCGTGCTAAATTCACTAATGATAATGCTGAAAATGCAACTACTACAGAACCTAATAATGGCGTAGCTTTAGTTCCATATTTTGGATTAAAACTCTTAAAAACAATTGAACTTGAAATTGGTGGTCAGCGTATTGATAAGCATTATGCCGAATGGTTATATATATGGAATGAACTTTCTCTTCCTGCTGGAAAACGTGATGGTTATTATCTTATGGTTGGTGGCGATAGATACAATCATTCTATCTATCTTGGTGCTAAACAATCATATTATGTTAATGTTCCGATTGAATTCTGGTTCTGTCGTAATGTCGGTCTTGCTCTCCCTCTTATCGCCCTTCAATATCACGAAGTTAAGATTAATATCGAATTTGAAGAACGAGCTAATTTAATAGATAATACACAAAATTTTTCTAATCGCGCTTTTGATACTATTAATAAACTTGGTGCTACACTTACTACACCAAGTCTTAATAATAATGAAATATTAGGTGATGTTTTTAAAGTTTCATTAAGTGATGTTTCTCTATGGGTTGATTATATCTTCCTTGATACTGATGAACGCCGTCGTTTCGCTCAATTAACTCATGAATATCTTATTGAACAACTACAATTTACTGGTAGTGATACTATTACCGCAGGTTCAAATTCTATGAAATCAATTCGTATGAATTTCAATCATCCTTGTAAAGAATTAGTTTGGTATATTAAACCTAATAAACACGCAGATAATACTACTAAAAATCTTTATTGGACTAATTTTAGTGATCGTAATGCTGATAATGAAACTTTTATGGGTAATAATCCTACAGCTACTGCTAAAATCCAATTAAATGGAAATGATCGTTTTGCCGAACGTGATGGAAATTATTTCTCTCTTGTTCAACCTTATCAACATCATGAAAATACCCCTGATGTTTTCCATAAAGGAATTAATGTCTATTCATTCGCTATTAAACCTGAGGAACAACAACCATCTGGAACTCTTAATATGTCTCGTATTGATACCGCTATATTATCTATTTCATCATCTGTAGCTGGTAATATTTATATTTACACTACTAATTATAATGTTCTCCGTATTCTTTCAGGTATGGGTGGTCTCGCTTATTCTAATTAAATGAATAACAACTAATAGTATTGTTATTATTAATATCTTCTTTCTTTTTTTTAGTAAATTTATTAATTCTTAATAATTCTATTTCTCTTTTAGAAGATAATTGATGAAGTCTTAAATCATGATTAACTTTAATATTATTGAATTTAATAATATCTGTATTTCTAATATTCTCAAAAATATTTATATTTTTTATTTCCTTATTATAATCTTCAATAGTATCTTGTATTTTCTTAAATACCTCATAATTTAATTCATTATTAATCTTATAATAATGAATTAAATCCTTTTCCTTATCATATAAATTCTTATAATTAAATAAGGTATCATGGACTACTTTTAATTTATCCATATTCTCCTTATAATTCTTAAATCTCGCTATAGAACTTAAAATAGTTAAAATTGTGCTTAATGATAATGATAAACAATTAATTATTAATGATATAGTATCTTGTGATATATGCTTACTAATTTCAGAACCTTGATATTGTGTATCATAATTAATAATTGTTAATCTAATTGCTTCTATAAATGTTATAATTGTTGATATGATTAATAATGATAGAGATATTGAATTATATCTATAATAAATAATATCATATTTACATGAAATAATATATAAATTATTCGTAATTTTCTTCTTATTATCTTTTATTAATTCGAGAAGTTTATCCGCTTTATCATCATAAGTATCTTGATGATTATTATCTATATTAATATTTACGAAATCAGCTGAAATTTCATCTTTAATACTTGAAGGTCTAATAGGAATATCTATAAAAATATCATCCTTATTTGCTTCTATTTTTGGACTTTCTTCATTTGGACTATTTATCATTTCCTTCTTATTAATATTTTTTATATTATTAAATTTGAAAAAATTTACATTATTATCTATTATTTTAGATTTATTAATTTTTATAATATCATTTGTAGGAATATTAGGGATATCATTTGTAGGTTTAATAGTTTCTATAATATCATTTGTAGGTTTAATAGTTTCTATAATATCATTTGTAGGAATATTAGGGATATCATTTGTAGGTTTAATAGTTTCTATAATATCATTTAAAGGTTTAATAGTTTCTATAATATCATTTGAAGGTTTAATAGTTTCTATAATATCATTTGTAGGGATATCATTATCTGTTTCTATAACCTCAATATTTTCATTTATCACTTCCATTAATAAATTAAATAATTCATTTCGGTTTATTTTTAAATGATTAAATTAAAAAATGAATTTTATATATAAAAATGTTTGAATAATGATTTACAAAAATTTGGAAGTAAAACGAAGAAATTATAAAAAGATATTATTAAATATTTTAGTTATTATATTATTATTAACATCAATTATATATATTTATATATCAAATAATTCAATAAATTCAAATACTCGTAGAAAAATAAATGAAATTGAAAAAGACGTTTCACAACTTTATAATTATACTGAAACTATCAGTGATTTTATAGTAGATAATTATAAACCTCCTGAAATAAATTTAAAAATATTATTTGAAGATATTTATAAAAATCAATTAGATTTAAAGAAAGATAATAATGAATTTAAAAATCAATCTTTAAGAAATCATTTGGAATTGAAAGGTGAAATTATTGAAATTAAAAACAAGGAAAAAGAATTGAATATTTAAATAATCCAAATAATAAAATATATGAATCAAAAATGTTCTGATAAAATATTAAATATTAATTATAATAAACGAAGAATTATTAAATATAGATTATGATAATTTTATAGTATCATTTGCTTATTTTTCAGAAAATTATGAAGAAAATTTTAAAAAACATCCAATTTATAAAAAAATAAATGATACTTTAGAATTTGATTATAAATTCTTCGATTTATATATAAAATATAATGATATATATCATATCTATTTTATACCAAATTTCATAAATCAAATACCTCCGTATAAAAGTGTTTGTGGAGTATTTAGTTATTATGAAATAGATGATAATCGTAGAAATTATTATTTAGAAAAAATTTATAATAAAGAAGAATATATGAAATTATTATTTCCTTGGTATATATCAGTAAGTCCTCAAAAATTTATGTAGATTTTATAAATAATAATATTAATATTATTATTGCTATTATTATTATAGTTAAATCTCTCAAATCAAAACATCGCTTAATTCTTGTTTTTTTCTCAAAAATTATATTTGATAATTTTATTGAATTACTTATAGCACTTTCAAGACATGTGAATGAAATCTTATTTTTTCCATTATGAGTTCCTAAATTATATAAATTCTTATATTTCTTACTTTTGAAATCTATATAATCAATATTGGGAACTTTTATAAATGCGGAATTATTTGATACCCATTTCTTTAAATCCTTATCATAAGAATTATGTAAGAAATATATTGTTGGTCTAGGAATATTCTTGAATCTTGTTAATAATTGATTATATACACTATCTATTAATTCTTCTTCATTACATTCATTTGCAGTTTTATTTAATAATGAATTCTTAACATCTGTTAAAACTACAGCACAACTAATTACAACTTTTGCTTTACTTTCCTTAAATTTCATATAATTGCTCATTATCATTATTGATAAATTCCATTCAGTTTCCATTACTCCAAATTTATCATCATCTAATTTAATATCAAAATCCCAAAAAAATGTCATAGAAATATAATCATTATATTTGGTTTTTTTAGTAAATTCTTCCAAATCTCCAAAAGCATCTTTAGTTATTTTTGAAAAATTTGTTGGAGGCATAGCTAGAATAAATAAATCTCCTTTTATTTCTTCACCATTTTCTAATAAAACTGATTTAATTTTATTATCTTCTTTAACTAATTCCTTAACACCTTTATTAAGAATAATATCAACTTTATTCGCTCTTAAATAATTAGACCAATATTTAAATAATCCTTCATCATTAGGAATTCTAGGAATATATATATTATAAAAAAGAGATTGAATAGTTATTGATATGTATTGATTTAATGAAATATTTGAACTATCACCTCCATCAAAACTACGACAAAGAGCATCTACATATTTCATAGCTTTTGGTGTAAATTCATTATATTCCATATAATTCTTCATACTAATATTCGTCCCATAATCATATGAAAAGATAGTGAATAAGAAATCACGAGTAATTATTAAAAGTTCATTAAAAGTAAATGTTTTATCTTCTATAATAATCTTATTTGAAATATCTAAGAAATTATATTTATATTTAGCAAATAATTTATAAAAATCTAAATTCATCGATTTTAATAATTGAATAAAATTTACATAATTATTTATATAAATCCTTGGAGCATGTTCGCAAAAATAATATTCTCCTTTATATTCTCTTCTATCTACCTTATGACATCCTCCTAATGTATTATCCCTTTCAATTATCTTTATATTTGCTTCTGGATTTTTTTTAATAGCTTCATTTGCTAATGCTAATCCAGCAACACCTCCTCCAATAATTATAATGTCTTTATATTTAACCATTCTTAATTAAATATGAGATTATCTTATCTAATACTTTATAACAATGATAATATATTTCATTGTAATTTTATTTTTGAAAGTATATATTATTATTTGATTTATATAGAATGAGTGTTTCAATACCAACATCTTCGGCAACTGATATAAAAGAGTTAAATGATTTTAATAAAACATTAAAAATATATAAACCAGATATAAATGATAATTATGAGGCTTTTATAGACAAAATTATAAGTAAATTAAATAGTAAAAAAATAACTATAATAGATTTAAATTTTAAGAGAAAGGGTGGTATATTAGAAATAACTAAATTTCAAAAAAAATTTATAATATATAAATATAAAGATGATAAAGAACATAAAATTGATTTATCTATATTTTTATCTAAATTATATTTAAATGATACACAAACACAAATATATTTTGATCTAAATCAAAATACTACTTTTGATGAATTATTAAAAGGAAAAACTACAGAATCTTTAGATATTTCTCAATATTTAGAAGAACAAAGTAGAATAGGAATATCTCGTTATATGCCAGTATTTAAAAAACAAACAAATTTACGTCCTTCTAATCTAGATTATCTAATATTAGCATCATTAAGAAAACATGATTACGATGAAAAATTAATAAAACATAAATTGTTAAATTTAAAAAAAGGAAATAATCAAGAATTATATTTAAGTCATATAAAAGAATTAATTAATTTTGAAATTAAAATTGCTAAAATTAGTTTAAGAATAAAAAAAAACAAAATTTTACAACAACATTTATTAAGAGGAACAATTTCAGCATTTAAAAAAGGAAAAGGTTTAAGTATTCAAATAAATCCAATTAGAAGATCTCTATTATCAAATAAAGATATAAAAATATCTGCTAGTATCCAAGACGGATTTGATATATCTATTAAATTAACTCATGAAGAAATACGTAAAATAGAAGAAGATATTACAAAAAAATATGAAAGAATTACAAATGAAATAGATCGTAAATTGATGCCTCCTCCTGATGGTTCTTAACAAATATTATATTTTTTAATTAAATATTTAGAAGAACCATCGGGAGATGCTATTCTTTCTATATAAAATTCATTATTTTTATAAATGATTGTAAAATTATTCCAATTCATTTCTTTTATTTCATAATCATTTTCAAGAATTTCCTTAGTTTTATCAACTATTATACGAATATTTATCCAATTTTCATCAAATATCTCAATATCTTCTTTATAATCCTTAATAATCTCTCCTATCTTTTCCATTTCTTATTTAAGAAAATTAAAATAAATAATAAATGAAATCTAAGTTAGGTCATTTTTATACAACTAATTATGAATATATTTTATCAAATATGATTATTCCAGATGATATTGATATTATTATTGAAAGTTTCTGTGGTAATGGAGATTTATGATATTGAACCTAAACAATCTTATATTATCCAAAGAGATACATTAAAAAATCCTCCTAATTATGATGGAAAATTTATTCTAACAAATCCACCTTATATAGCAAGAAATAAAAATGAAAATAAGGAAATATATGATATTTATAAAACTAATGATTTATATAAATGTTTTATATTATCTTTCATAAATTCTAATTGTAAAGGTGGAATAATCATAATTCCTATAAATTTCTTATGTTCTCAAAGAACTATTGATATAAATTTAAGAAAACAATTCTTACATAAATTTCATATTAGATTAATTAATATATTCGAAGAAAAAGTTTTTGATGATACTTCTACAAGTGTATGTGTAATTCAATTTGATATAAAGAAAGATAATGAATTAATTAAGATTGATATATATCCATCAAAAAAATCCATTCAAATTATTTTAGATGAGAAAAATAATTATACTATTGGAGGTGAAATACTAGAAATATAAGATCGAAAGAGCTACGAGAAATTCAAAAGAAGAAATATCAAATATTTTATTAAAGACAATTGATGATAAAAATGAATTAGGAGCAATTATAATAGAAGATAATGAAATTATTATTGATAATACTGATAATTTAAGTATGAGAAGTTATGCGAGTTTAGTAATAATTCCAATGATTGATATTAATCTTCAAAAAAAATTAGTTGAAAAATTTAATGAATATTTGAAGATAAATAGAGAAAAATATAATTCATTATTTTTAACAAATTATAGAGAAAATAAAAGAAAAAGAATATCATTTGAATTAGCTTTTAAGATATTTGGAAATTTATTGGAAAATTTGAACTAATATATTTTTGAAAATCATAATGATTATTAATGATTATATTTTAATTTATTGAATTTTGTTAATAAATCAGTATCTATTATTAATACGAATAATAAATTTTTTGCCTCTTCGAATACATTATCTTGATGTCCTCCACTACCATAAAACCATTAATAACACCTGAAATTTTAGCATCAAATGATTTTAAAGTTTTATCTTTAATATTTTTTTTAAATTGTTTTGAAATAATTGAACCATCATCCATAGGTATATAATCAATAATATTATAATTTATTGAAAAATCTTTAATTGTATTTATTTGAATTATTTCATATATATTACCTTGTCTTGAAGAATTTTTACTTATTCATAATATCATTTGATTTACATAAACTTTATATTTAAATTTGTTTCTTCTAGAACTCTATCTAATTCATTAATTTAAATATTAAATTATTATTAAACAATGGATTCAAGATATTTGTTATTTTTAAATACAGAGGAAAATGAATATACATATATAGATTTATTTAAAAATAATCTTTTAACAATAAATAAAAAAGTATTAAGTTCTGATAATAAAGATAAAATATTAGCTTTATTGAATTTAACATATAATATACAACTAAATAATAAATTTATTAAAATATTATATCTAAATGAATTACCAAATCTAGAAATATCTATTGACGAAAAAAAAATAAAAAAACATGATAGTAATATTGAAGAATATAATATAGAACAAATATCAAATAATACAGAATTTAATTTAAGAGGATATCAAGAAACAATAAAAACTTATACACCTCGTATAAATATAGAAGAAACTAAGTATTTAATTTTAAAAAATAATAATATTCCATATTATATAGATTTAAAATCAGTAGATAGTTTAATAAGAAAAATATTAAATAAAAATGTATATAGTATAATAAATAAAAATGAATTAACATTAATTAATGAATTAATTAATAATATTAATTCTACTAATATTACATATGATAAATCTACTTTAAATGAAACTAAATATGAATTAAAAGAATTATTATATTTTGATTGTAATACATATGAAGAAAATTTGAATAAATTTATTGAACTTTTTAATAGTTATTATAAAAATAATAATGAATTTGTGTTTATAGATAATAATGATGAAATTTCATTAAAATTTATTGAAAAATTTCATTTTTATAAAAATAAGGTTTTAATAGATGAAATTTTTTATGAATCAGATATAAAAACAAGAGATAGTTATTATTTAAATAATTTTATATTATTTAATAAAGATTTATGGAAATATGAAATAAAGGGGAATAATGAAATAACTAAAGATATATTTTTTGAAAAAATATTTGATACTAATTATGATAATAGTACACAAAAAAATGAAATTACATTAACTTTAAATAAAAATATATTTATAATAAATAAGCAAAAAAATATTACATATAATAATGAAAAATATTTATGTTTTTTTTTTAATGATAACTATAAAAATGTTGAAATAGATAAAAGAATAACATATTATATAAATTTAACTAATGAAAATCTTTTAACTAAAAATAATAATATATTAAAAAGTGGTAATAAAGAAAATATTAAAAAATTATTAACAGATATTTATCAATTTCATAAACACGATAATATAATAAAAAAATATTTATCTAATGATTTTATAAATGAAAAATTGGAATTTTATTATAGTAATAATGATTTACCTAACTATTTTAATAAATTAATTATTAATAACGATTATTATGATAATACTAATAAAATTCCTGATTTAATATCATTTACTGAATTAAGTTCTGATAAAAATGGTAATGAAGTTGTAAGGAAAAGTAAATTATCATATTTTAATGATATATCTGAATTAATTATATTTACTTTAAAAGAAAATTATTTAAAAGTTTTTTCGATAGATTTAGGAAAAAAAGATAGTAAAATAAGATATATATTATATGAACAATATAATATATTTAAGGATAGAGAAATTAAAAACATTTTAACAAATAATGAGATAGAAGATATATATAATTTTGAAAATAAAATATTAGAACAATTTAATAATATATTACCTTCTTTATTAATAAAATATACACCAGATATTATAAAATCTATAAATAAAGAAGAAATTAAAAAAATTATATTATTTAAAGGTAATATAAATTATTATGATAAAAATTATTTAGAATATTCATATTTTAATAAAAAACCTAAACCAGATTATAATTATAATGATGATACTGATTATTTCAGGTCATTATTTAATTATAATTTTATAACAATTACTAAAATAAATAATTTATTAACAATAAATATAGTAGATGATTTATTTTTTGAAGATACGCAATCTTATAATTTTATAAAAAATTATTTTACTATTAGTCCTTTTGTATGGAAATGTAAAATAACATTTTTTAATAATGAAGTAAAAAACTTAGATTATTTAGATTTGAAAATAATTCCATTTAAATATTATTTTATATTATCATTAATGTCTAATTTTTTTGAAAATAAAAAAATAATAAATATAGAATATATATTTAAATTAGAATTATTTTCAAAAAATCATAATACATCAGATAAATTTGATAATATAGATAATATAGATAATTTATATATTTATGATAAAAAAATAAAAGAATTAATAAAAAAAAAAAAAGAAGAGGAAACAAATAGGAAATTAATAGAAACAAACGATAAGATATTTGAAGATAAGATTAAAATTATTGATAAGTTTTTTAATAATGAAGTTATACGAGAAGATTTGTTTTATCTAAATATTAATAAAATAGATAAACTTATTAAATTAGATAAACTTATTAAAGATAAAAATTTTAAAGAAGATAAACAAATATTAGATATTAAAGATTTTAAAGATTTTAAAGATTTTAAAATATCAGATTTTAAAGATATTAACGATTTTCAAGATTTTAAAAATTTTATAAAAGACAATATAAATAATATGGAAAGATTATATTATTTAATTATAACAAATAATAATAAATATAAAATAAAATTTCGGGATATTATTGATTATAATAATTTATATAATACTATATTAAATTTAGATAATTTAAAAACTTTAATAAATAGTAAATATAAATTAGGTTTAAATAACCCATTTATAAATTTAATTTTTATTAAAAATAAAATAAAAAATATTGATGAATATTTTACTGATACATTAAAAGGATTATATGGTGATATTATAAAAGGAGGTAATAAATATAATAAATATACATTAAATGAATTAAAAGAAATTGCTAAGAAAAATAAGATTAAAATTACTAAGATGGTTGTTATTAGTAATGATGAATTACATAAGAAATTAAAAGATAAGAATATTATTATTAATAAAAAAATAAAATTAGAAGATTTTAAAAGAGTTTTAATTGAAAATAATATTAAAATTACTAAAAGAGTTAATCTTACTAAACAAGAATTAATTAAAAAACTTATTAACAAATAAAACAACATTTATTTTTATTTTTAGATATTTATTCAAAAATTTGAACTAATAATTATCTTTTAATTTATTGAATTTTGTTAATACGAATAATAATTCATCAATATTTTATTAATTGATTATAAATATTTAAACAAACTTATATTATCCAAAGAGATACATTAAAAAATAATCCTTATGGCAAGAAATATAAAATAAAAATAAGTATTTATATATAGAATGAGATATTTATTAATTAAAACAATTAATTATATCTATTATATAGATTTATTTAAAATAAATCTAATAAGTGATATATTTACTAATATAGATGAATAAACAATTAAAAAAAAATTATTAATATATTTTAATGATGAATTTAAAAATATAATTAAAGATTATGCTAAAGATGTTTTTTATAAAATATTATATTTTGATGAATTACCAAAACTAGAAATATCAATTGAAGAAGATAATATAATAACCAAATATCCGACAATTAATGAAGATAATATAGAAAAAATAATAGAAATTGAATATAATTTGAGTAGAAGTACTTCTATTGAAAAAGATCCTGATATAAATATTGAATCAGTATTTAAATATTTAATTTGTATAAAAGATAATATAAATTATTATATAGATTTAAAAGAAAAAGATAGTAATATAAGAAAAATAATATATAAATATATAAAAAACGACAGATCAATTAAAAAAACCAATATAAATGATTTTAATATATTAATTAAAGAATTATCTTCAATTCATTTTGATTTTGATTCTTTTGTATTAACACAAACTAATAAAAAAACTGAATTAAAGGAATTAATATATTTAAAATGTAAAACATATCAAAATAATTTAGACTTATTTATTGTCTATTTAAATGATTATAATAATTTAAATAAAGGAATTAATAAACTAGAATTTGTTGAAAATGATAGTTCTATTTCATTAACATTTAAAACACAAATTCTTTTCGATAAGAGTGATAAAATAACACAAGCTTTTCAGAGTGAAAGAAGTTATATAATTTATTTAGAAAATGATAAACAAAAATATTTACAAGATTTTATTTTGTTTAATAAGCATTTATGGAAATATAAAATAGATGGAGATATAAAAATAACTAAAGATATTTTTTTTGATAAAATATTTATAAAATCTAATGAAATATTTACTTCTAATAATAAAATTAAATTAACTTTAGTAAGAGAAACAATAAATAAGGAAATAAATAAGGAAATAAATAAGGAAATAAATAAGGAAATAAAAATTGAAAATAATAATTTATTAAATTATATTCACTATATAAAACAAATTATTGATAAAGATATTCTTAAATATTGTTATTTTACTATATTGATAGGTAGTACTGATAAATATAGAATAAAATTTAACGTTATGGAAAAAGAAATAAACGAGGCTTATTCTAATAATCTAGAATTAAATTTTAAATTTTTTAATGATCTAATAAGAAATAAATATACATGGATAAAGAACGATTTAAGATTTATAAGTATACATTATGTTTTAGAAGGAAAAGAAGATGATTATTTTACTGATACATTAAAAGGATTATATGGTGATATTATAAAAGGTGGTAATAAATATAATAAATATACATTAAATGAATTAAAAGAAATTGCTAAGAAAAATAATATTAAAATTACTAAGATGGTTGTTATTAGTAATGATGAATTACATAAGAAATTAAAAGATAAGAATATTATTATTAATAAAAAAATAAAATTAGAAGATTTTAAAAGAATTTTAATAGAAAATAATATTAAAATTACTAAAAGAGTTAATCTTACTAAACAAGAATTAATTAAAAAACTTACTAGCAAATAAAACAACATTTATTACATTTTTTAAGATTTATATTAATTTTATTTTTAGATGCGAAAACAAATGCTTCTATCATTAGAGAAATAAAACCATTATCTATTAATCTTTTAATATCAATAGATAATGAATAATTTTCATGTGAATTAATAAATTCTTCTAATACACTAATAACTATTACTTTTTTTTCACTACTTTCTTTATCTTTCATTTTTTCAACTATTTCCATAGTAATTTTTATAAATTCCATAACATTCATAGAATTAATATCATTATTATTTACTATCGTATTTATAATATCAGTATTCATTATTTATTTAATTATATTATTAAATATTCTTTAATTCAATTTTATTACAAATAATTCTAGCATTCCATATATCATTACCTATTTTATTACTTAATGAATATACAAATCCAATTAATAATGCCCCTAATATTTTTTCTTTCATTTATTATTAATAATAATAATATATATTAGAAATGTATGCGGATATACCTATATTTAATAAAGATGATAATTTAGATAAATTAGAAGATATTAATATAAAATTAAATGAATGTAAAACAAAATTTAATGATAAAAAAAATTAACAAATAGAACAAATAATAAAACAAATTAATATATATAGATTAAAAAACAATTTGATATAATGACTACATAAAAAATTCCTTTATTTAATAAAGATGAAGATATAGAAAAATTACGAGGAATTTATGAAACTATTTATGAAAAAAAAAAGAAAATATTACAGAATATTAGAAAAATATAAAGAATTAATTGATATTTTGAATAAAAAAAAACAAATTGAAATAACGACTATAGAAAATATAGTTTTATTTGATAATGACGAAGATAAAACTATTCATGAAAAAAAATAATATATAATGAATTAGTAGAAAAATGTAAAGAATGTATTGACAATTTAAATATTATACATGAATTAATTGTATACTATTTTGAAAAAAAAACCCTGTAAAAATAGAAACAATAAATAGTTTTTCGGAATTGGATTCTAGATTGGGGTATAATGGTGGTAATAAATATAATAAATATACATTAAATGATTTGAAACAAATTGCTATAGATAATAAGATTAAAATTACTAAGATGGTTGTTATTAGTAATGATGAATTACATAAGAAATTAAAAGATAAGAATATTATTATTAATAAAAAAATAAAATTAGAAGATTTTAAAAGAATTTTAATGGAAAATAATATTAAAATTACTAAACAAGAATTAATTAAAAAATTAGATTTTTAGATGCGTAAAAAATACTTCTATTAATTGATAATGAATATATTTATTTATTTCATTATTATTAGATAAATGTTTTCATTTGTTAAAAGTGCTTTAACTAGAAATACTTCAACTAGATATATATTTTTTGTATGTATGAAATACAATGGAAAAGGAAGAAATATAGAAAAAGAATATACATATAGTTTATTTTATATTGATACGAATATATCTACAGGTTATGATGGTTTTATAATATGTTCAAAAATTCCACAAGTTATAAGTTCTATAATACAATTAGATTTAAATAAAGGTCAATACTTAATATCGAGTAATAGTAGTGGAGGAAATCCTATAACTTTAGGAACATTAATTAATGCTGATAATATAATTGGTATGTTTTTTATAAATAATATTTCTAATTATATAGATGAATTTAAAAATGCTAAAAATATATTAAATGGTGGGAATATAAAAGATATTATTGATAGAATAACAAGATTTGGTACTCCACCAGAGGAAATTATAATAGAATCTATACCTAAAAATACAAATACATTTCATACAGCTCTTGAAAGTTTATATTCTAAAGGTAAAAATCCTTATGAACATAGATTTGGTGGTAATAAATATGATAAATATACATTAAAGGAATTGAAACAAATTGCTATAAAAAATAAGATTAAAATTACTAAGATGGTTGTTATTAGTAATGATGAATTACATAAGAAATTGAAAGATAAGGATATTATTATTAATAAAAATATAAAATTAGAAGATTTTAAAAGAATTTTAATTGAAAATAATATTAAAATTACTAAAAGAGTTAATCTTACTAAACAAGAATTAATTAAAAAATTAGAAATTTAAATCTTCTTTTTAATATTTAATTTAATTTTATTATTATTTTTAATAAACATATTTGGATTAAATTCTTCTTCATTATCTTCATCATCTTCATAAAATAATTTATTTTGTTTTTTTTGTTCTTCTAAGGCACATAAATTCCATAATTCAGGAGAACACATTTTAAAACTTTTATCTACTGCTTTATACCATTTAATTTGTTCAGTAATTGAATTTTCTTGTGTAGTATTATCAATAACCATTACTTCAAAATTAGCAGTTGTATTATCCATAATTTTATTAAAAACTTCAAAAGAATTACATATACCAGCATAATGATTATAAATCTTTTCTCTTTCTTTTATTACATTATTCTTAAAAATAAAAACATAATCTATTTGACTTCTTAATGATGGATTTAATCCCAATGGAGTTTGTGATGTAATTATTGTTAATATAGAATAATGTCTTCCATTCATAAATATACTACGAATATTTTTATCCTTTTGCCAAATACTTGAATTAAACATACAATCATCTAATATGATAAAAGCTCGTGGATCTATATCACTTTTTCCATATTTTTTAATTTCTTCATTTCTTTGTTTAGTTACTTTAATTTGTCTATCTAAAAACCTTTGAATAATTTCTGGATCATAATCATCATATATTAGAATATTTGGAACGAATTTTTGGAAAAATTGATTACTTACTTCTGTCGGTGAAATTATAACACAAACAGGTATATCTTTATGATATGATAATAAATCTTTTAAACAAAAGGATTTACCTGAACGTCTTTTTCCTATTAATAATATTATTCCGTCTTGTTTCATTTCTTGTGGATTAAATTTCTTTAATTCCAATTTCATCTTATATAAATATATAAATAAATATTTATATATTTATATGATGCGTTAATAATAATTGAATATATTATTATGATTTTAATAGAATAATGGAATATTATTTAATTGCGTTAATAATTACTATTGTGGTTTTTTTCGTAATTCAAATATATGAATATAATAAAATTAAGAGATATATTGAAGAAAATGGGGAAAATTATAATATAGAACCATATTCTCTATTCAATATGAATAATTTATTATTAATAGTAATTTTATATATAGTTTCAACTATTTCTTGTTATTATTTGAATGTGTCTAAATGGAAGATATTTAATAATATTAAGAAAGTTGTTGAAATTAAAAAAACTGGAGGAGAAGAAATTACAATGGATGTTGAAGATTTTGACCCGAAAATCTTATCAAAAATAAACGATAATTTTAATGTAGGTTTTGAACCTTTTGGAAGTGAAATAGATGATAGTTCTTCTATAAGTTCTTTAAGTTCTTCAACATCTATTAAATAATTTGAATATTAAGACTATAAAAAATAGATATTTTAATATCTTTATCTAAATTAGAAATATTTTCATTTATTTCGTGTAATTGTTTTAATTTTAAATATTCTATACATTCTCTTCTATTATATTTATGTAAATATTCTAATAATCTTATTTCTTTATCTATTTCTTCTTTTTCTTTAATATTTTCTATTAAATTATTATATTTTTGTATAAATTCAAATGGATTACTAAAAAGTAGTTCTTTTCCACTTATTTTTTCTAATTGTTTAATACTTAGAAAATTTAATTTATCTTTTATATTATCTACTTTAATTGTTTTTGGTTCAATATCTATTTTTTTTTTTAATAATCTTCTAAAAAAATTAAAATTTTGTTTATCTTTTTTGGGGTTAAAAGAATAATATAATTGAAATATATCTTTATCAGATAATAATTCTATATTTTTCTTATCTAATAATTGATTTATGGATAGAAAAGAAGTATTGTATTTTAATCCAATTAAATATATTTTTCTATCAAATTCCTTAATATTTGTTTTTATTCCAAAAATGTTTTTAAATAAAATATTTTCTAAATACCTTTCGCAATTAAAAAGAAAAGATATATTATATATTGATGTATGATTTTCAAATATAATTGTTATAGTAATATTTAAATTTTTAACATATATATATTTTTCATCTATTTTATATTTAATAATACGATGTTTTTCCGGATTAGTGGATTTGCTATCTAAATCACATTTTAATGTTAATTCATCATGATTAATATCTTTTAAATTAGGAAAATTAAAATATATTGATGTTATTCTTAATTTATTATTTAATAATGTATCTTCTACATTATAAACATTATATATTTGTTGTTTTTCCAATAAATCTTTTGGTAAATAACGAGGAGAACCATTTGTAATTATATATATTCTTTTAGAATTTAATTCTTTATTAAGATTATCATTTAAATTCATTTTTAATTTAAGTATTGCTCCATGAATTATTAAAGCACCATGTGAATTTCCTATAATTATTACATTAAGAGGTGTATATAATAAATAAAATTTAATTAATTCACACATCCTTTTTAATCTAGAATTTTCAGTTAATTCTTCATTATTATTTATTTTCTTAGCATCCTTCATTGTTTGTCTAATATCTCCAAAAACTCTAGATAAATTACTATTATAATTAATAACTTCTAAAATTTGATAAGTTTCTGGATAATATTCACTTTTATTTTTATGATTAGTTCCAGAACCATTTATAATTATATAAACAGCTCCTGTTTTATTTAAATTTATTTCTTCTTCCATTAATAAAATGGAAGAAATTAAATAATATTAACAAAACAAGAGGAGGATAAATTATAATGGATGTTGAAGATTTTGACCCAAAAATCTTATCAAAAATAAACGATAATTTTAATGTAGGTTTTGAACCTTTTAGAAGTTGAAATAGATGATAGTTCTTCAACATCTATTAAATAACTACTCAAGAACTTAAAGAACTTAAATTTTTAAGAGTAAGACTAATATAAATTGATATTTTAATATCATCATGTAATAATTTTATATTTTCTTTTATTTCTTGTATGCTACATGTTTTTAAAAACTCTATACATATTTGTCTATTATAATTACGTAAATATTCTAATAAATCATTATAATTTATTTTTTTAAATAATTTAATTTCTTCTATCATTTTGTTATATGATGTTATAAAATCTGTTGCTGTTTTAATATCTGAAATACGTACATTATTACCACATAATATATTTAATTGATGTATACTTAATAAATTTAAATTATCTTTTATTTTTTTATCAACTTTAATTTCTTTTATAACAATACCATCTGGAACAGGTTCTATTTTACTCGACGCTAGAATAGGGGTTTTATCTTTATAAGGTTTAAATGAAAAATATAATTGAAATATATCTTTATCAGATAATAAGTTTAAAAAAGAATTTATATCTCTTATATTATATTCATCTAAATAAGATATTATATAATCTTTACTTGTTGAATCTTTTCTAAAAAAATCTCCAATTTTATATAATATTCTATCAAAATCTATAATTTCTTCTTTTTTAGGAATTGTTGTTAATAAATAAAATATAATCAAATTACACATACTTATTAATCTAGAAGTTTCAGTTAAATATTCTTCTTTTTCTAATTTTTCAGCATCCCCTATTAATATACGATAATCACTTATAATATTTTTTCTATTATAACTAATAACTTCTGATATTTGATTATAATATGAATAAGTATCAAATTCACTACTATTTGTATGTTTACTACCAATACCCCATATATTTATATATACAGATTCAGCCATATTTAAATTTATTTCCATTTATAATATAAATGGAAGAAATAAAAGAAGAAGAAGAAGAATTTATAAAAGCATGTCGTGATGATTATGAAAAAGTTGAATTTATAATAGGTTTTGTTGATAAGAAAACAAAAGAACCTGATGATGAAGAAGATAAACTTATTTATAATATTAATAAAATATTATTTACACCTAATCCTAATCCGGAAAATAATAATGATCGTTTAAAGAAAATAATTGAATTAATAAATCATGATAATGTAAGACAAATTGCCAGAAATATATTTGTTCTTTTACATTATCACGATTTAATGGAAAATAATAGTAAACCAAGTTGGGGGGAACATTTATTAAGAGATTTAATAAAAGAAGATAAAATAGTTGAAACAAATAAGAAAATATTTAAAAAAGAATATGAGTATGTATATAATAAACCTTTTGATACACTAAGTCCTGATGATATTGACCTTAAAATAGTTAGTGATACTAAACCAATTGGAAGAAGTATTCCTAAATTAACAGGAAGTATTCCTAGAAGACTTAAATCAACTATATATTTTACTCCTCTAGAACGTCAAAGAACTGAAGGAGGAAAATTGTATAAAAATAATAGAAATGATAATAAAAAATGATTTATCTAAATTAATTAAATATTTAAGCGAAGATGATTCAGTCTTTTAACAAAAATCAAACCTACTTCTCGGCATGTGTCGTATATGTCCTAAATATCATCGTATATTATCCTCAATTTAACAATTATGAAGATATTTGCGAGATATTTGATATCTACGTCAGGAAGATTGTGTTAAATAACTCTTCACATTCGCAACAAATCAAGAACGATTGTTTGGCAATGATTAAATTCTTCTTCACAGCTGATTACATATCTCAAATTACTTCTTCGTTTGAGATTGAAGAAGATGCTTATCATTATCTCGCAATTCTCGTTCAATTTCAAAGAGTATCAAATAGATACAAGTTGGTTTCGATGAGCCCATATCATTACTATAATCCTTCAAATATCCATCGTGCTATTGTTGAATTATAGTTTTTTGATTTTTTTTATTTAAAGAATATATATACATATATTAAATGATTTGATATTTTGAAATGATTATTGACGATTATATTAATTATGAGATTGAGTATCGTAAGAAATATGGTGAAAAAACCTTGATATTAATTCAAGTAGGTTCTTTTTTTGAATTATATTCTATTAATGAGAATTGTTCTTTTATGAATAAGATTGGAGATATATGTAATCTTACTATAACGAGAAAAAATAAGACTATTAGAGAAATTGGAAAAAATAATCCATTAATGACTGGATTTCCTATACATTCAATTCAAAAATTCATTCAAATTCTTCTTAATCATCAATTCACAATTGTTTTAATTGAACAAACAACACCTCCTCCAAATCCTCAAAGGAAAATTACGGAGATAATTAGTCCATCTACAAATATTAATAATAATATTAGGAATGGTAATTATATATTAGTTTATTATTTTGAGGAAGTTAATGGATTTTTAATAGTAGGTATTAGCGGAGTTGATTTAACAACAGGGAAATCATTTGTATATGAAATTGGGTCTAATAAAAAAGACCCACAATTAACATTAGATGAATGTTATAGGATATTATCGGTATATAATCCAACAGAGGTTTTAATTATTAGTGATGGAATAAACGATGAATATAAGAATAAGATAAATGATATTATAAATATTAATTGTTTAATTCATAGAAAATTTGAAGATTATGAATTATTATCTTATATGAAGAAATTGGATTATCAAAAGAAGATTTTGGAGAAATCATTTAAGAATTCTTCAATGTTATCAATAATTGAATTTTTAAATTTAGAAAAGATGACAATTGGAATTTTAAGTTTTTGTTCTTTATTACAATTTGCCTATGAACATAATGCCGATATTATTAAAGAATTAAATATTCCAGAAGTTTTAGAAAAATCCAATAAATTATTATTAGAATATAATTCTGCTATTCAATTAAATTTAATCAGTTATAATTCAAATGATAAGACATTAATGGAAATTTTAAATAGAACTTCTACTGCTTTTGGTTCTCGTGGATTTAAAGAACGTTTATTAAATCCAATTAATGATAAGAATGAATTGAATAGAAGATATGAGAAGATAGAAGAATTATTAAAAGATAATAAATTTAAATTAGTTATTAAGAAATTGAATAATATTAATGATTTGGAGAGAATTAAAAGGAAGATATTATTAAAGAAGATAAATCCTCATGAATGGAATGGTTTCATTAATTCATTAGAATATGCCATGGAAGCATTCGATATCTTAGATATCAAAAATGAAACTTCTTTATTAATTCAATCATTTTCACATTTAAATTTGGATGAATGTTCTAAATATAATATCAATGATATTAAGTCAAATATTTTTAAAGAAGGTTATTCAATTGAGATTGATGAATTAATGGAAGATTATAAAAATCAATTGAAGAAAATAGATGAGATAGTCGATAAAATTTCTAGAATTGATGATACAAGTTGTAAAATAGAATATAATGATAAGGATGGTTATTTCATATCAATTACTAAGAAGAGATTTGAAACTGCTTTAAAAAAAGATAAGAGTTTTATGACTAAGTTTGATAAAAGATTAACAACTAATAATAATAGTTATAAATTAACTTCCGCAGATATTAATGAAGCTTCTACTATTATCGAAAGGAGACAAGAAGAAATTAGTAAAAAAGTTATTTATAAATATCAAGAATTCTTATCAAATATCTCTAAAAATCAAATTGATATTTTAATAAAAATAATTGATGAATTAACTGAATTAGATATTAGTTGTTGTAATGCGAGAAATGCTTTTGATTTTTGTTATTATCGACCAATTATTAAAGATGGAGGTTCTTATTTAAATGCTGAAAATCTTAGACATCCTATTATCGAAAGACTTATGACTAATGTTGAATATGTTGGAAATGATATTAATCTAAATCAAGATGGGATATTATTATATGGTATTAATTCATCTGGTAAAAGTTCCTTAATGAAAGCAGTTGGACTTTCGATTATTATGTCTCAAGCTGGAATGTTTGTTCCAGCAACATTATTTGAATTTAGTCCTTATAATCATATCTTTACTAGAATTTGTGGAAATGACGATATTTATAGAGGTATGAGTAGTTTTGTAGTAGAAATGACGGAATTACGAAACATTCTTCAAAGAGCTGATGAAAATAGTTTAGTTATAGGAGACGAGATATGTTGTGGAACAGAAATTACATCAGCTGTTGCTATAGTATCATCCGCTATTAATGAATTAATTAAAAAGAAGTCTTCATTTATATTCACAAGTCATTTACATGATTTACCAACTATATCAATTATTAAAGATAAAAATTTAAGAATTTATCATATTCATATTGAGATAGTAGATGATAAGATTATTTATGAGAGGAAGTTAAAAGAAGGGCAAGGTTCTAATATTTATGGAATAGATGTTTGTGGTTCATTGGATATGCCTAATGATTTTATGAAAAATGCGGAGATAGTTAGAAAGGAAATTACAGGATTGGATGTTAATTTAATGAATACTAAAAAATCTAATTATAAATCATCTATTTTCATGGATATGTGTCAAGTATGTAAAGAGAAACCCGCAAAAGAGACTCATCATATTAATTATCAAATCAATGCGGATGATAATGGAAAATTTAGTAATTTTGATAAAAATACTCCACATAATCTTATAAATGTATGTGAAGAATGTCATTTGAAGGAACATAAAGGAGAGATTGGTATAATTGGTTATAAACAGACATCAAAAGGGATTATAATAGAAATTGATAAAACGGCGAGGATTTATAAATTGATAAAGAGGGGAAGAAATGGATGGTTTATGAGGAAGAAGATTAATGATAAATTCAAGGCGGTTGAAGAGAAGGATTTAATTGATTTTTATAATAAACAGACTAAATCAGTAATTAAGGAGATTTCGATAGAGATGGAAAGAGATTTCTTAGATATTAGTTTATAATATATATAAGAAATTATTAATTATTTTTATCTAATTAGCAATAATGAAAAATGTGCTTATTACAGGTGGAAATGGTTTTATAGGTTCTAATTTTATTACCTATATGACTATTAAATATCCTAATATTAATTTTATTAATTATGATTGTAATTATTATTTGACAAATAATATTGAAGAAATTAAAGATAAGAGAAATTTTATTAATTATGAAAGAAAACTTCAAGATAAATCTTTTTTATTAGCAGTTTTAGAAGAACATAATATAGATACTATAGTTCATTTTGCTGCCCAATCGCATGTTGATAATAGTTTTTTCAATTCTCTTCAATATACTGATGATAATATTCTAGGAACTCATATATTATTAGAATGTATTAGAATTTATAATAAAATAGAATTATTTATTCATATATCAACGGATGAAGTATATGGGGAAAATGAGAATGATGATGATATTAAAACAGAGAAGACTTTATTATGTCCAACAAATCCTTATTCAGCAACAAAGGCAGCCGCCGAAATGTTAGTTAATTCATATTATTATTCATTTAAAATTCCAGTAATTATCATTAGAAGTAATAATATATATGGAAGGAAACAATTTACAGAAAAGGTAATTCCCAAATTTATTACTCAATTATTAAATAATGAAAAGATTACTATTCAAGGCGATGGAACAAATAAACGAAGTTTTTTATATATAGATGATTTAATAGAAGCAGTTGAATTAATTTTATTAAAAGGTAAAATAGGTAATATTTATAATATCAGTTCAACTGATGAAATATCTATTATGGATTTAGCAAAAAAATTATTGGAAATGATGAATTGTGAAGAAACTGATAATATTATTTATATAGAAGATAGACAATATAATGATAAGCGTTATTATATTTGTGATAAAAAATTAAAGGAATTGGGATGGATTAAAAGAACTGAATTAAATGAAGGATTAAAAAAAACAATTGAATGGTATAAAAGTCAAAAAATGTTATGATAACCACTTTTTGACCCCCCCTTATTTACAAATGCTTCCTAACAGCACTATAAACATCTTTCCCATAGTTGTGAAGAACGATAGACAACATTTCAATCTTTTTTTCGTGTTCGATATATCTCTTAAAATAACTGAACATCGATGAGGTTTCCATGGAATAATATTCATTAAAAATCCTCTCAACACCAACTATATAATTATCATCGATATACTTGTCAAATTTCTTCAAGAACTTGTTAATTTTCTTTAAACTTGTTGAACGTTTCGGTTCATTCGCATTTAAAGGGTTCTTATGAGGATTTTTTTCAAGCAATACAACGTTATAAGTTGAAGTTAAGCCAATATTTTTCCAATACCTAATTGTGGAAACACCATAGACATTTTTGTAATGTTCGATGTCGAATGAAATTTCGGATGGGTCTTCGGTCAAGAGCAAAGAGAGGAGATAGATTTGGAACAACTCACGAATAGAAAGCAATTGTGGAATAGTTAATATAACAGATTTTTCATTCAAGAAAATCTTAATAAAGTTTTCATACTTTACGAAGATAATATTGATTGGGTCTCTGTTATAATGAACATAGAAACAACTGATAGAAGGCATATTCGGGAGATTTGAGTGTAAAACTACTTGGAACTACACTAATTATTTTATTAATTTTTTATTATCATTTTTTATAAAATTATAAAATTTTTAATACATTAAAAGAAAGAACAAAAATAATGTAATATTACATGTAATTCTTAATAACACTACAAATATCATTACCATGATTGTGTTTAATTGCCGACAATATTTGTATTTTTTCTCATATTCGAAGATATGAACTTTCGAATGAGTAATATTCTTGAAACAATTTATCGAATTCAGCAATAAGTCCTTTATTATAATTTCTATAAAATGTTCTCATAAATTTATTAATTTTCCTCGAACTTGTCGAACGTTTCGGTTCAATTGTATTCAAAGGATTTCTATGAGAAGATTTTCAAGTATTTTATCGTTGAAACACCATATATATATTTACCTTCAATACGTGATCTTTCAATTGTCAAAGTGTCCAAAGGTGTAAAGAATTTAATGAAAAATATATTTTAAATGAATTACCAAATGGATATGAATTTATTGATTATAAATTTAATATTAAAGGTTGTTCTTTATCTACATTTCATCGCGATGTAACTTCAAGTCAAACTTATTATAAAACAAAATACCCTGTATTCACTTGTATAACTTATAAAAATAATGGAAATTTATTAGCAATATGTCCATCAAGTCATAAGACAACTCCTTATTTATTAGAAAGACCTTTAATAATTAAAGGAAAAGAAGGAACAACTATTTTATTTAATTGTGATATTATTCATTCAGGAGCTATAAATGAATTTGGTGAAAATAGAGAAGCAATACAATATAAGATTTGTCATATAGAAGATAAAAATAAATTAAAACATTTAATAGGTATTAATAAAACATCGAAAGGAAATTGTAAAAATAATTGGATATATGAATATGGATTAAGAAAAATTTCATTATTTTTTCCATATATATTTAATCATATTTTTATTAATATTCTTCAAAATAAACCTAATAAAAATAGTTTTATGGATATAATTATTTCAACATTTTATATAGGAGATTTTTATAATTCTTGAATAAAAGATGAAAAATTAGTTTCATTAATTCCAATAATTTCATTTACCTTAACGCCATTTTTCAAAAATATAAATGTTGGAACAGATGTAATATTAAATTTATTTACTAAATCTTCACTATCATCAATATCTACTTTATAAAAATTTATATCTTTATATTCATTCGCATAATTAGAATAAATTGGAGCAAATTTTTTACAAGGAGAACACCATTCTGCTGAAAAACAAATAATAGATTTTTCAGATCTATAAATCTCTTCTTCGTGAGCTTTATTAAATATAATTTTTAAAGTCATTGAAAAAAAATGATTTAATTATAAATTAAATATTAGTTTTATATATAAATCAAGAATGATATGTATAAAAATGATTGAACCTGCTTCAGCAAGTATAGCGGTTTATCTAATAACAAGAGGAACATCAACAATTAATAGAGATAATAGATTATTAAGAAAAAATCCCATATTTCTAAAAAAGAAAGTTTGTAAATGGTTTTTAAGAAATAGAGAAGAAGTTGTTAATTCAATTATAGATGAAACAAATGAAATTATGATGGATAGTTTAAATTTAATTCATATTAATTATTTCAATCCTTCTATATTTATTATAATATATATGATGTTAATAATATTAACAATTATATTTTAAAAAATGATTTTTGTATTTTATAAGATAATTAAATATGTCATTAAGAGATTGGATTGATATAAATAAATTAGATTTATTTAATTTATCATTTAATCCTAAATCTGTCAAATATCTTGAGGAAAATCCTGATAAAATTAATTGGGATGCTTTATCATTAAATCCTAATGCTATTAAGATTTTAGAAAAAAATCAAGATAAGATTGATTGGAATAATTTATCATTAAATCCAAATGCTATTAAGATTTTAGAAAAGAACCAAGATAAAATTAATTGGAATAATTTAGCATTAAATCCTAATGGAGTTGAATTATTATTATCATCTCAAGGTAAAAATTTCACATGGTATCATATGTCATTAAATCCAAATGGTATTAAACTTCTTAAAAATTATCCTAATCAAATAGATTGGAACAATTTATCTTTAAATCCTAAAGCTATTGGATTATTATTATATAATCAAAATAAAATTAATTGGAATAATTTGTGTTTAAATCCAAATGCTATTGATTTATTATTAATGAATCCTAATAAAATTAATTGGAAAAAACTATCATTAAATCCGTCAGCAATATTGATATTAATGGAAAATAAAAATAAGATAGATTGGGATAACTTATCATTAAATCCAAATGGGATAAGATTATTAGAAGAAAATCCTGATAAAATTAATTGGAGAAATTTATCATTTAATGAATATGCTATTAAGATTTTAGAAAAAAATCAAGATAAAATTGATTGGTTTAATTTATCATTAAATCCTGATATATTTATTTAATCTCCAAATAATTCTTCTAAATAATCATAATCGGGATTTTTAAATACCCTCGATGGTTTCATAACCTCTTTAATTAATTCTTCATACATATCCTCATTATTAATTCTCATCTTCTCATAATCTAATTGTTCAAATATTCCTGTATTCATTGATAAGAAATACCAATCAATTTTATCTTGATTTTTTTCTAAAATCTTAATAGCATTTGGATTAATTGATAGATAATACCAATTAATTTTATCAGGATTTTCTTCAATTAATTTCATAGCATTTGGATTTTTTGATAATTGAACCCAATCAATTTTATCTTGATTTTTTTCTAAAATCTTGATAGCATTAGGATTACCTGATAAATACATCCAATCAATTTTATCAGGATTTTCTTCTAATAATTTAATTGCTTCTAAACAAGGATTAGCTGATAAATGTTCCCAAATAATTAGATCGGTATTTTTACGAAGTATTTTAATAGCTTCAGGATTAGTATTTTTAGATAAATACATCCAATAATTCCAATTTTTATTATTTTTAATTAATTCAATTGAATATGGATTTTCTGAAATATAATACCAATTAATTTTATATGGATTTTCCAATAATAGATTAAAATTATCTTGATTATGATTTAAAGATAATCCTGTCCAATTTATTTTATCTCTATTTTCTTTGAGAATTTTATTAGCATTTTTATTTGAAGAAAATATATTCCAATATATTTTATCAATATTATTTTCAAGAAGTTCAATAGCATTTGGATTACCTGATAAATAAAACCAGTCAATTTTATCAGGATGTTCCTTTAAAAAATCAATAGCATTAATATTTTTAGATAATCCAAATGATTTTAAATAATCCTTATTAATCCAATCATATAATTTAAAAATAGGTTTATTTAAACTCATCTGTTTTTAAATAAAAAATAAAAAAGAATAATCATTTTTTTGAAAAAAAGGACAAAAAAACTATTTTCATAATCTTTTGTGTATGAGGGCTAGGTGTTGGTAAGCAATTAAGCTATGGCAACTATGAATTACGATGATAAACATCGCTAGGATGGGGTAGCAAACAAACGCATTGAATTGTATCAGCAGACGCTGATAAAGATATACTGATTATTTTATTAATCAACTTCCTCATTTTTTATAAATAATATTAAATTTCAATACATTTTTAAGTCATTTATGATTTTAAAAAGGACAAAAAACTATTTTCATAATCTTTTGTGTATGAGGGCTAGGTGTTGGTAAGCAATTAAGCTATGGCAACTATGAATTACGATGATAAACATCGCTAGGATGGGGTAGCAAACAAACGCATTGAATTGTATCAGCAGACGCTGATAAAGATATACTGATTATTTTATTAATCAACTTCCTCATTTTTTATAAATAATATTAAATTTCAATACATTTTTAAATCATTTATGATTTTTAAAAGGACAAAAAACTATTTTCATAATCTTTTGTGTATGAGGGCTAGGTGTTGGTAAGCAATTAAGCTATGGCAACTATGAATTACGATGATAAACATCGCTAGGATGTGGTGGCAAACAAACGCATTGAATTGTATCAGCAGACGCTGATAAAGATATACTGATTATTTTATTAATCAACTTCCTCATTTTTTATAAATAATATTAAATTTCAATACATTTTTAAATAATTGGATTTATTTTTATAACATCATCATTTTCAATTAGAGAAGATAATATTGAACTATCTAATCGGTCTTCATAAGCATTTTCTTTTAATGGTGTTTTTGTGATAGCATCATTTGATATTTGTAAAGGCGTCATTTGATATACCTTATCAGCTGTTCGTGTAGATTGTTCATCTTCATATAAATCTAATTGTTTTCTATTACTTAAATTAACATCTTTTTTATCAATTCCAGTGAAATTACCAGCACCATTAGGAATATGACCAGCTTTTATTAATAACATTTCACGAGTTCCATCAATTTCAGCATTCATATCTGCTTCTCTATCCATAGGAACAAAAGTTGAAACTGATTTAAGAGACCCGTCATATTCAATATGAGAAAATTGTCTTTGAGTATTTTTAGCATTATCATTTTTAATTATATATCCTCCTATAATTTTATTTAAAAATCCTCCAATAAATCCATAAGAATTACTTGGACTTGTAATAGTAGTTTCTTTAAGAGTTTTTTTAGCAACTATTTTAGGATCATAAACATACGTGCTTTTATAAATAACATTTTTAATATTTCTAGTAGTATCTACTTTTGGTGTAGTTTGTTTAATAGTAGTTTTCGTCTTATCATTATTTTTTAAATAAGTTCCATAATTTCCTTTAATATTACCCGAATATTCATCGTGAATATTTGTTTCTTTTATAGTTGTTTTAGCACCATCATATAGAGCTGAATAAGTTTCCTTATTACCCGTTAAATTACCCACATTATCATCATCAATAGTAGTCTCTTTAGTAGTTGTTTTAGCATCATCATATAGAGCCGAATAAGTTTCTTTATTACCACTTAAATTTGTTTTTTCACTTTCAAATATGAAGGTTTCTTTAGTAGTTATTTTAGCATCATCATATAGAGCTGAATAAGTTTCCTTATTACCACTCAAATTACCAGCATTATCATCATCAATAGTAGTCTCTTTAGTAGTTGTTTTAGCACCATCATAAAGAGCTGAATAAGTTTCCTTATTACCTGTTAAATTTCCAGTGGTATTATCATCAATAGTAGTTTCTTTAATAGTTGTTTTCATAATATGATTAATCGGGTCATAAGTTGTTGCTTTATCTGGTTGTTGAGGAGATAAATAACCAAATTCTCTTTCAGGATTTATGAAAAATTCTTTAAGGGATATTTTAAGGGCATCTGTTATAGGTGCTACAAAAGCTTTTAAATTTGTTGAAAAATTTGATACAGGAACTTCTTGTTTAGATAATTCATGTTTATTAGTATTATAAACTATTACTGAATTTTTTCCATAATCTTCATTAGGATTTTGATATTCTTCTTGATTTTTTAAACCTCCATAATAATCTAAATGAGTTCCTATTCGACTTGTATCTTTAAGATTTTCAACAGGTCTATTAGTATCTTTTTTTAGAACAGATTGACCTTTAAACCAATTTTCTTCTGTTTGTTTATAAGTTGTTTCTGGTTTATTTTTAGCAAATGGTTCAACGACACCTCTTTTATCAATAGCACTTTTCATAGGTGCTTGGATAGGAATTTCAAAAATAGAATTTCGTTGATCTGTTATAGGTCGCAATTCATCTCTATCTTTTGGTTTAGCATATAAATTAGTATCTGCTTGATGAAAACCACCACTACCTGTTGATGTATAACCTTGATTAAGCCCAGGTGCTACACGAATTGATTGAATAGGATTATAATTATTTTGGGATTTTGGAACTTCTGTTCTATCCAAAATAAAATCGCTATGATTATCCATTCCTCTTAAATAACTCATATCAGTAGAAGGTTGAAAAAAACTTTCAACTTCTGTTTTACGTGTTTTGTAATCATTATAACCAAATTTTTGTTGAAAATTAGGATTATCCGTTTCAGTATTTTGAGTAATCCCTTTTCTTAAGAAATGTTGCATGTTTTTATGGGTGAATTTTTCATAAGGTATTTTTTCACCACTAAGACTATTTATATAGGATTGTTGATTTTCTTCTTCATTAAAAGGTTGTGCGAACATGGATGAATAAGAAGGACTTGGAACAATGCCTGTTTTAAAAGGATATTTCGCTTTTTCATAAGAATTATTAGCGAGATTTTGTTCATATTCTCTTGTTTTTTTAAAATATTGAGATTGATATATATTATCCATAGAAGGCATATCATTTTTAATATAATCCATATTTAATCTAAATGAATATTGGATAAAAAAATTAAGAAATAATTTTTATATAAATATAATCATATATTTTGCTAAATAATGTTTTATTATTATTGTCATTATTAATATAAGTATCCAATAATTTATGATATTCTAAATATGGATTTATTTTCATTATAATCATTAAAAGAAGATAAAAAATAATTAATATAAATCCAATATAAATATCATTAGAATTTGATTTATATTTATTTAAATAAATTAAGATTATAATAGGAAATACTTTAATAATAATATTAATAAAAGCATATTTTATTAAATTATATTTATTAGTTTTTTTAAGAATTAAATATATGAATTCAAATATAGTTAATATATATCCAATAATAAGATAAAATATTGGATTATATGGAACAATATTTAATAAATATAATAAAAACCATGTAAATAACCAATAAGAATAGATAAATAACATTTAATAATCTAATTTAAAATTATTCATCTTCTTTTATTGTATTCAATTCGTCTCTAATAGAATTTTCTATATCTTTTTGTTTTTTCAATTCAGCTTTAATATTTGCTAATTTAATAATAATATTCGCTTGTCTATTATATATATCATCATTTAGACTATTATTTAGATGATGGTTTAATAATTTAATATAATCATTAAACCAAATAATAACAGATTTTTCTTTATCATGAGTTAAATAATAATGATATTTGTATTCAGGTAATCTTTCTAATTTTTCACCATCTCTATAACAAGAATTATAAATCTTAGAACAAATATTTTGTTTAGTTTTTTGAATTATTTCAAAAATAAATTTTATAAAATCATTTAACATTATTGTATAAAAATCTGGAGTATGAAATAATAATTTAAATTTTAATTGAAATTCACCTTCATTATATAATTTCTTAATTACATAAATATTAAAATTCTTTTCATATATTTTCAAATCATTAAAATAGATTTTAAATATTTTTATACATATCATCTTTAATTCATTATAATTTATTTCTGTATTTATTGGATTATTATGATTTTCTTCAATTATTTTATTTATTTGTTTATGAAAATAATTAAAATTCATTAAATATTATATAGATATTTTTAATTTTCATAATAGTTATGAGAACTATATCTACTATATATAAATCCATAATTTTCATCATCTAAATCTTCTTCAGCACCTTCACCATCTTCTTCTCCAATATCAAAATCATCTTCAGCATTATCATCAGGTTTATCTTTAATAACTTCACGGGCATCATCATCACCACCATCATCCATTTTCAAACCTATCTTTTTCATTTCATTAATAATATCTCTTTCTTCTCTTGTTTTCTTATTTAAATTTGATAAAATCTTATCTTTACTTTCTTCACGAATTTTATTAATATAATTGATTTGGTCTTCTAATGTAGGCATTTTATTATCACCAATAATTTTAAAAACTTTTGAAATTATTTCATTTGTAATTTTCTTAAAAACTTCATTATCAATCTTTATTTTTGATATAAATTTAGGATTTTGATTTATATCGGGATATGCTGGAAGACACATAGCACGAATGATTATAATAGTTCTTATTTGATAAATATAAGTATTATTGTCATCATTTATAATTGACGATAGATTATCTAATTCTTTAATAGTTTCGTTAATTTCTCTAATAATACCTAAAGCATCCTTTTTAAGATTATTAAATAAAATTTTTGAAATAGTATTTAGAATTTGACGATAATTATTAAAATTAAAATCTTTTGGAATTTTCTTAAATTCTTTCATATTTATATGAAGATTATAAGTATCTCGTAATTTGGTTTGAATATCATCCTTATGTTTCTTATTAATTATGGTCTTATCACTCATATTAGCAAACCATTCATCTAAAGAACTTTCATATATATAATAATTATCATTATCATATTTAATTCCCTTATAACCTTCATTTTTAACAATAATTTCTTTTTTTATTAAATAAAATCTTTCATATCGCTTTTTATTTAAAACACGTTCGCTCGCAAATATTCCCTTTGCTTTTTCTAAATCTTTACGATTAGATTTGAGAAAAACATCAGCACTAAAATTTTCATCAATCTTTTCTAAACAACAACCTAATAAATATTTATGAATTTTTTCATATCTAACAGATGGCATATAAATCAAAGCTTCTATGAAATTATCAAAGAATTTATCACCTTTATTCTTATATTCCTTATATTTTTGTGGATTTTTCTTATCATCATAATATTCAACTAATCTCTTCTGTGCTTCAAGACCTCTTGTATCCTTTTTCTTCTTCTTTTCACCCTTTTCAAATTTCTTTAAATCATGTGAATAA